TGTGGTCAATGGATGGCCACTGGGTAAGGACTTATTCCACTGGACCAACGTGTCCAAGCGGTTACCGTCCCCGGTCAAATGCACTGAATGCATGAGATCCTCAAACAACACCTCCCTGGCCAAGCAATCCTCCTCTGTACAAGAGGGGTCCTGTCTGTACCAGTTATTGATGTAGTCAAGGATGAGTTTGTGGACATATGGCTGCTCCGAGCTGTCAAACGCTTTAAAATCGCCCGCAAACACGCAGGGCCCAGCGCTCGTCAGCTCATCAGCAAGCACATGCCACTCAGAATAATGGTTAATCCCAGGTGCCATCCCAGAGACAGTGTGAGTAGCATACCCCGCAGCAAGGTAGGCCCCAAACATAATGCGATTGGCAATCACATAATCAATGGGGGCCCCACTGATGGCACGGGTAGCCACAGCATCGACCTTGGCATGCGTACGCAACTCATCCTTGAGAAAATCTGTGAAAATATGGGACAAGCGGTTGCCCTTCCTGGCCTCAGCGATGATATAATCAACCCTGGCCTTCAATTCCTGGCACAGATCACTGTCAAACTCGTAGTCGTCTCCAGTGCCAAAGAAATCCTTCTTGCCATCCTTGGCAGTAAGCTTATATGGGTACCCACAGGAACTACTCCTGCAAATACCCTTCAGCTTCCAGCCCTCAGGCCCACGCACAGCATCTTCAAACCCCAAAATATCCCTAGGGTATTGTGCTGTAGCAATGAAATGCTTCTTGGTAGCCAATGCCATAATAGCACGAGCACCAGGCACCTCCTTGTAGAACAAGGGTGACTTGTATGGCTCAAGGGCCTTCAACATGGGCTTTATGACCTCTCCATCGCGCACAACCGGTGATAAAATGGCGGGACGCACAGGTGATGGCCCAAGACCCACAAATCCAGAAGGCTTCAGCTTGCTGCGTGTGCCAATATTTATGGCCATGTCAGCATCAACGCGCCCAATGGGTAGTATACTGCCACCACTGAGCCCAGACTCTTCCACAGCCAGGACGGCACCCTCATCCACGTTGATGCCCTTCTTGGCCATGTCCTCATCGCGCTTATCTGTAATTGGCACCAATATGCGCACAGCACTGGCTACCAGCTCAGATGTGAGGATGGCTGCATACCCCTGACGTTCGCCAAGCCCAGTCTTGCCGGCTACATGAATCCCAAGTATATTGCGGCCACCAAAATATCGTGGCTCAGCAATAGTCAAGGGTGCCCCACAGTCACCAGCCTCGGTGGGTGCGTCATAATTAAAGACACACTCCAACTTGCCAGTCTTTGTGACAATTTCCGGCATGTACCTGTTGGTCTTGCTGCCAAACACAAACCGAGTATGCAACTCAGTGTCGCGCACATGTCGCACACGCATAACATCCAATCGCACGGACGTCCTAGCCATCCCAGCGACCTTGCGCATATCACACTCAGGCAGCAAAGAGCCCAAAAGACTCTTGTGGGCACGTATCATACCCACCTCAAAATGGACAAAGCACAAATCGTGCTTGGGCTCCTCAAGTCTGGCTAGCCCCAGGAAACTACGGGCTGTCATCTTTAGGGAAAAATCCCTATGGCCGCATGACTGAATGACCAAAGTCTTGTCAGGGGAAGCACTAAGATGCTTGATAAAATGGAAAGGCAGTACAGCCAGACGACCAGTCAACATAAGCAACTGGCCAAGGGACTCACCCTCCAAAAGCATCTTATAAGTGTTGTTGTACACACGATCTGCTGCCACATCCTCAGGTGGATTGCCCAACTGGGACGTGATGGTGGGCAATCCAACGCCCTTCTTCTTGGGCATACGAATCTCCTCCTTGTGCACACTCTGCTCAGCAACCTCTGGCTTGCAGCCAGTTATTGACCGCCACACAGACAAAGCACACGATGATAGAACACTGACGATCCCACGAAAAGCGCCCATGACTGCTCTGATAATGCGAGGGGCCAAGCACAAAAGACCCCTTGCAGCCACCACGCCCAAAGCCGGTCGGGCCCAAATAGGAAGAGACTCAATAAAGTCCATAAAGAACCTAATGACGTCTCTCCTCCACTGGTGCTCCCTCTTAATACCGGCATCAAGCTCAAGCTGCGCCACTATACTATGGCGAAGTAAACCACTAGGCCTACGTCTGTTGAGCCGCAACTTGGCATTGGGCTTGAAGGGATCAATGGAAAGCAAAGGGCTCAAATCACGGGACCAATTGGCCTCATCATCTGACTCGCACTGCTCTGGCTCGGAGTCAAGGGTTATCTCCAAGTCAGTAGATCCCACACCAGACTGCTCAGTGATGCAGTCAGCAAGCATATCAAGCCAATCGCTATTGCGAGTGAGTGAGGCATGGTGTTCCTCTCTCCTACGACGCAAGTCGCAGGCCATATCGCGCACCAACTCTAGTGGCGATATGCCATCTGAATTGGCCAAAGGCGGAGCTGTGGTATAAG